AGGCAGGCGGCCTACGAGCGCGCGGTGACCGCGCTGTTCGAGTCGCTCGACTGGCTCGATCAGCTGCTCGGCGAGCGACGCTACCTGCTCGGCGAAGTGCTCACGGAAGCAGACTGGCGGCTCTTCCCGACGCTCGTGCGCTTTGACCCGGTCTATGTCGCTCACTTCAACTGCAACCTGCGCCGCCTGGTCGACTACGCGAACCTGTGGCCCTACGCGCGGGAGCTCTACCAGCAGCCCGGCATCGCCGAAACCGTTGCGCTCGATGAGATCAAACGCCACTACTACATGACGCACACCTCGATCAATCCGACCGGGATCGTGCCGCTCGGGCCGCTGATCGACTTCGAGGAGCCGCACGGCCGTGATCGCCGCCGCGCCTGACCGCCCGCCGCTCGCGTAGGGTCTCGGGACATGTACCACGTCGAGCTTCGCGAGTCTCCGCAGAGAGCGAATGGCTTCAACCTGGACGCGGCGCGCCTACATGCTGAAGTCGTCAATCCCTGGTTGGCGGGTCAGATCTTCGAGTTCGGCGGCAGCGAATGGGTGCCGCAGCGAATGGGGATCGTGATTCTCGAAGGACCCGAACTGCCGCTGCACCGCCTCGGGATGGGCCGCGGCTGGATCAACGCGCTTCGCGACAGCAAGGACGTCACAAAGCAAGTGCTCGAGGCGGCGCAGGCAGCGATCGCGGGCCGTGCGAACGCGACCGCCCGCGCCGGCGCAAGCCGATCACCTGACATCGAACGCGATATCCTCGCGCGCTGCGCGGCCGGCCCGCTCAGCCTTCCTGCCGTCTGGGATCGCGCCGAGATCGTTGCACCAGACGCCTCAGCCGGCGAGCGCCTCGTGCTCGCCGAGGCGGCCCTCAATCACCTGCTCGCCGAGCGTCGCGTCGAGCTCTGTCGCGGCGAGGATCCAAGCGCCGCCTCGCTGCCGCCGAGCGAAGCAGACGCGGTCCTTCGCGCCAGAGAAGCCTGGAGCACCGAGCGCTCCAACGGCCTCTTCGTGCGGTCGGCAACCTGATCCGAGCCGCGCCGGCGCTGGCCCGAGCCCGCACCGACCATCTACACTGGCTACCCGGCTTGGTGGGCGTAGCTCAGCTGGTAGAGCTCCGGGTTGTGGTCCCGGCGGTCGCGGGTTCGAATCCCGTCGCTCACCCTCAGGATAAAGCCCCATTTTGCGGGGCCTTTTCTATGCCCGTCGCGACCTTCCCGCGCAAGCAACCCCGACCGTATAGCGATTTCTTATAGCAAACGTGCGCCTTGACGGGCGCGTGTCCTAGGCGAACGGCCGCGCTGCGAGCAGTGTGGTGGGGGACGTCTCGGTTGGGGCGATCTACTGCAAGCGTGCCCACAAGGCGCGCCACGCCGGAGTTCGCGCCTAGTCTGATCTGTTTCGCGCCGACGCCCTTTGCGACTGCTGAACGATCAAGTCCATTCGCGCAAGGATCGTGCGCAGGCGGCTCATAGATGAACCGTGCCGGATGTGCACCCTGTGCGCGTGCCCACGCCTCTCCCTCCGGTGTCCGCTCTTCAAAGTGTTGAGGCGCAGGGAGCTGCCGAACCTCCTTCCGTAGTGGGATATGGTCCGACCCGACGCGGAGAATCCGCAAACACGCGGACCGGGAAATCCCGATTCAGAAATGCCACGATGCCCGTGACCGGCCAGCTCTACCGTTGCGCGTGGCGCGTGGCGCTCATCGCGACGTTAGCTGCGATTGCGCCTGCTGCGAACGCGACTGCCGCGGTTCATTCCGATGAAGTCACGTACAACCAGCCGACGCAGCCGCTGTCAATTGGTCCGACGCTGCCGATCATTGAGCAGGCCCCATATTTTGAGTCGGTTGCAGTTTCTTACGACGACATTGCTGGGTCGGTAACGCTTTCAGTTACCCAGTTCGCTTCCGGCTGGTGGGGCCCGTCCTTCGCTGGCATCGACGTGTACGTCACGGGTCAGTGCGGCGGGACGAAGATCGATAGCGACGACGGCGTCAAGATGGCTAGCAACGAATTGCATATCAGCGTGCCGGAGAGCGACAGCGACTTCCCGGCCGGGCCGCTATACCCGGCCGATGGCCTTTCGACCCCAGCTCCGCCAACGGCTACGGCGACGCTCGCCGGACATACTGGGGAGGTCTCCGGTAGTGGGACGTTCGACGGCACAACCTTCACGTTCACGGTGTCCGACCCAGCGTTCGTGCAGCAGGACTGGTTCTGTACCACGGTGGACGGCTCCGATCAGGGCTTTGCCGAGCTAACAGGCTGGCCGGTGGGAACCGCAGCTACGCGAGCGCAGCTGCGGGCGATGACAACCGCGGCGAACTTGCACCACGCGGCCGGGTTCGTACGCAAGACCGACTACCTCTATGACGCAGGGGTCGTCGATCTACCTGGCGGCGACTGGGCCGCGGCGAGCGCAACCTCTCACGGACACAAGTCCGCCGGGAACGACACGATTGTTTTCCGGTTCTCAGGCGGACGATGGCGCGTAGTGGACTCCGGATTCCTCGCAGTCGCTATGCCGACCCCGGCTTTTATCGCGTCCCTCCCGCCGTTGGTCCAGTGGACGCTCTTCTTCGCGTAAGTGCCGTTTCGTGCGCGGCCTAGTCGTTACGAGCACGGTCCACTCCGGTGGCCGACCGGGGCTCCGCTTGCGGCCAGGCTGCCAGCGACGGACGCGCGTGTCAACATCTGCGCACGATGCCGGACCGTAATCTCGCCCTGCTGAGGAGCCTCCAGAGCCGAGCAACGTCCGCGGCGCAAACCGGCCTCTACGGAGTCGACGAGATGCGCAAGACGTTTGATCGGCTGCGCGCGGAGGCACGCCAGCTGCACGTCCGCCTCGGATTTCCTCCGGGCGAGTTCGATGCAGAGGTTCCACCGCTGTCGCGCGGCAACACGGGCTTGGGGCCTCGCAGGGACCTTGAGCGGCACACTGCTGTGAAGCTTGCGTTGGAGCAACTTGCTGCCCACATGGGCGGTTACGCAAGTGCGACCGAGTTCGATGCAGAGCGCGCGCTGGTAGCCAAAGAGAAGGCGGAGGCCGAGAACGCCGAGGCCGGGCGTAAGACGCGTAAGGTTGGATTCGGGCAGTGATTCAGGGGGCGTTCCGCCCGCCTTTCATAACGATCCACGACGTGGTCGAGGATCTACGTAGAACCTTTCCTTAGCAGCGTCGTCATGCGTTGTGGTCCAAGACCGGCGCGAGATAACGCCGTCCGCCCCGATGCTTTTGCGCGAGTCGGCTAGCGCGCTTGCCCGCCCGCGCGGTACGACGCCGAGCGCTGGTTCGCTCTCGATCGGATTCCGATGGCGGCATATTCCGAATCAAGACCGTCGCCGCGACCAGCTCACCGCGCTCGTTTTTCCATAGAGGTAGCGCGATGTCGTCCCCGACGCGCATGAACGCGTGAGCGCCACGATCGGGCAGCCACTCCGGTCGCTCTCTCGTAACGACGGCGGTCGCCAGCAGGCGGCTGAGTTCCCGTCTCGCGTCATCCAGCGGCATTTCGCGGATACGCGAGACGTACTGCTCGATCGAATGCGGGGACCAGTTCACGGGCAAGCACTGTGCGGGCGCGCTGCTAGACCAACCCGCGAGCGGATCAGGGGCTCTCATCGCCGCTTCGCGTTGGCAAGCAGGAGTTCGATTTCCAACTCGGTGCACTGGCTTGCCCTGACCGCACGAGCAATCTCCGCGTCGATGCCGCTGACCGGCCGCGAGCGCCGCAGTGGTCGCGCCAGGCCGCGTCGGCGTTGCGCTGCCTCAAAGTCAATGCAGCGCAGCTCCAACTCGACCTCCTCAAGACTTCTCAGGTTCGGCGTGTGGGTGTGCTTGGCTGTCCGTCCCTCGATTACCGTGACCTCGGGACCGAATCGGAACTCAAGCTCGCTGTCGAGTTCGTCGCGCCGGACCGCCATCACCTTTGCGGCAGGGTTTGACGGCCGATGGACCAAGCTGACCTCGGCTAGCGCTGCGGAGCGAACCGTCCGACGTGAGCGGTCGTTACTCCAGTCCGATGCGATGTCGCGAAATCCGATGCTCATCCGGTCGAGCAAGCCCCTCTGCGCCTTGCTCACGGCCGCCTGACAGTCCGGGTCGGCCTTGGGGAGCGTGGCCCGCAGCACTAACCCCTCGGCGGAGTCGGTCAGCTGCATCGTGTTTGAGCGTCCGGTCGCGGCGAGCGCAGGGCCGTCGTGCTGATGCTCCACGCGCAGTTCCACAACCTCTCGGCCGCCAATCGCCGCCGAGAATGCGCCACGACTGATGCTCTCTAGGTATTCGCCCTGCCGGTCCCGGACGGGATACGGGCTGTCGTAGGTCGTGGCGAGACCGCTTAGGGTCCAGTTCTCGCCGTCGTCGCTGCTCCGGATCTCAATCATTTCTTCGCTCCGTTCTTCTCTGCGGCCAGCGCCGCTTCCACGCGCCGCTTCGCTTCTGCTAAGCGCTTTCGCCCGTCCGGATCGCTGGGCTCCGGGTCCCACTCCACCTTCACGACGCGGCCGCCGCTGCCCATTCCGCGAGTGAGCAGGTGCGCCCCGAGCTTGCGCATCTCGGCGTAGAGCAATTGCGTGTACCGCGCCTTCTCCTGCTCAAGCGGGTCGAAAATGGGCTTGCGTCGGGCTTCGGCCTGCTGCTCCAGAAACTTGTCGATCCCGTGTTCGCCCCACCGCCCCTTATCAACTAGATCGAGGCGGGCGCGCAGGTACGCGAGTCCGCGGCCGTCGGTTGGCCGATCCCCGAGCAGAGTCTCGGCGCCAAAGACGCTGGCGATGGCCCGCAATTGGTCTTCGAGCGCCTCGACGCGCTCCAGCAACTCCACGGTGCCGCGCGTGATCTCATTCGCCTCGCCTTGAGTCGTCGCGAGCTGATCGGGATTCCGTAGGGGCATCGCCCTCGCTGCGTCTCGGCCCCGTTCCGCGAGGCTCACGCGGCTTCCCTCGTCTCAAGCTGGGCGTTCTGCTCTGCCACGATCTGAGCCGCGTCGAACCTCGCTTGCTGTCGCAGCCTGTGCGGGTCAAGGCCGATGCCGTTCGCGAGACTCGCCGCTCCGTAGCTCTGGAGCACCAAACTTGCGGCGATCCGCTCCAAACGGGCGAGGCGGTCTGAGTCTGAGGGGGTCTTGATCGTCATGGGGTTCTCCGTTTTCGTGTTAGTCGATGTCCAGCGGGCTGCGTGGCCGGTCCGGGTAAAGGGGTGTCGAGTTGACGTTGAGCGTGAACAGCGGCCCGGAGCCATCCGGGCTGCCCTGCTCGGCCCAACCCAAAATCGCCCACCACCTAGCAACCGCCGCTTCGCACCCGGCGGCTCGTTGCTCGCGTGCCTCCGTAGCGCGCCGGACCTGCTCGCGGCTTGCGTACTCGGTAGCGCGTTGCGCCTCAAGTCGAGCCGCGGCGGCAGCTAATAACTGGCGGCCTTCCCGTTCATCGACGCCGCTCCAGGCGAGCGCCATCGCGTAAGACTCAAGGCTGTTTGACTGCGTCGGGTCGGGCATCTCTGCCTTCGCCAGTGCCTCGCTCGCGAGGCGTCGAATGATGCTCATAGTCCGCCCCCAACTAGCGCGCGCAGTTGCGCGACGGTCTGTGCTGCTTCGGCGCGTTCGCGTTCTTCCCCGGCCGCCGCGAGTTCTTCGTGCTGACGAAGTAGGTCGAGCGGGGTTGACGTGTCCACCCCGTAGAGCAGTTCCGCCCCGGGGATCACCGCTGCGGCGCTGTGTTGGTGGTAGACGGACCGCTCGTGAGCCATCACCGCGGCGATTAGCGGGTCGATCTTCTCGCTGCGGCGTCTCTTTTGAAGCTGGCTGCCGTAGCGCGTTTCCTTTGCGACGGCATTGAGCACGGCCTGCGTTAGATCAGGGTCCCCGCTGTGCGTGAGCGTGCCCGTGGCGATCGCCTGCGCGAACTGTTCGGCCGCGCGGACCATCTGAGCGACCCGCTGGGGCGGGTAACTGACAATCCGCCCGCGATGTTCGTTGTCGAGAATTTCCAGCGAGCGAGCCCAATACGTGGGATCGGCAATGACCTCCCGCACGGACCATCGCTCGAAGCAGGCACGGATCGCGTCCTCAACTTCCAGCACGGGCACGGGAGAGTCGGGGCCATCGGGCTTCCAGACCTGCACGACGTCAACGTGGCGAGTTCCGTCCTTCTTGATCCAACACGCTACGACGGCGGTCCAGTCCTGAGCCCGCGAGCCATCAAAACCGATGCAGACCTGCGCCTCGCGCGGGATGCGCACGTCCGGACGCGCCGCCGACTCCCACAGCGCACGGTCCATCCAGCGCTCGTCCTCGGCCTCGCAGATTTGGTTCAGGTAGTACCTCCGGCTAACACTCGGGAGCGTCCCCGGATCTTGAATCTCGGCGATCAGCCGATCGAGATCGAGCCAGGTAGCGTCGCCCCGCGCTGCCTCTAGGGCTACGCGGACCGCTCCCGTATCGGAGAGGTCTTCAACGTGCGGGCCTTCTAACGCGTCGTACATCAACCCGGGGATTTGGCCGCCACCGGCCTGCCAAGCGGTGAACGTCTCCTCGGCAACGCTGCCTTCACCTGGGCGATGGGCGTTGGCTGTCTCGAACGTCCGGGCCGAGCCGAGCTTCGCCACGTTGCGGCGGACTGCGGCAGCTAGCTCGTTGCCGCGATTCAGCGGTAGCCATTCCTGGGTTTCATCCGTCACCACGAATGACGAGCGCGCACCCTCGACCACGCGTGGATTCGAGGTCACTGCCTCGATCTGCCCGCGGTCACTGTGAATGAGGGTTCGGCCAAGTTCGAGCCGAAATTCATCAATGGCGCCGTTGCTGAACATGCCGTGTAGGCAGCGCATGACGTTTTTCGTCTGGTCGAGTGAGACGGCGCAGCACGTCACCCACGGCGCCGGATGCGGGACCGCGACCGGCTGCCAATCGGCGTCGAACCCATCGCATCGGCAAGGCCCGGCTAGCTCGACGGCGCACAACGCCGCAGCGAACGGCGTCTTGCCCCATCCCTTCATCCGCCGGAGCGTGGCGCGGCGGTACACAAACCGACCGTCGTCATCGAGCGAGTAGAAGCGGGCGAGAATGCGCGCCTGCTCTGTAGTGAGCGTCAACGGTTCCCCGGCGTTCACTCCATCGAATTGCACGAGATAGTTGGCGATCCATGCCAGCACGGTCGGCGCGATCGTCCTGTCGCGGCGCGGGATCTCATCAGGCAACGAGCGCAGCGCCGTCATGACGACTCTCCGACTGCTTGGCCGTAAAGGTCGGTCACGCTCGCAAGCGCGGGTTGCTCGCGTGGGGCTTCGAACCGCCCGGTCAGCCGGCGCCGTGCCACCGGCCCCAGCCCAAGAGCATTCGCGAGCTTCAACGTCCGCTCGTCAACCGACACCAACATGCGGACGGCCGGGTGCTCGACCTGCTGACCCATGCTGCCGACCGTGAAGCGGCCATGCTCCGCGATCTCAGCTTCAAGATTTGCGCGCTCATCGTGCAACGCGGCGAACCGCAGTAGCAGCAACTCATCGCCGCCACCATCGAGCCAGGGCGCAGAGCGTCGCGCAAGATGCCACGCGCGTCTTCCCGCAGAACCGAGTTCGCGTGGCGCGTAAACCGTGCTCAAACCGGACGCAACTCGCGTAGAAACGCGAACATTGCGCGAGCGCGTGCGATGACCACGCGGCGGTTTTGTTGGCCGCTCAGCCACGCAGCCCTCCAAAAAATGACCCTCCGACGTCGAGTAGGCCCGCGTCGGGAAGTCGGGGTCCGGCCGAAGCTTCGCCAGGCTTTTGCCCTGGGCGCCGGGTATGCCCCGCTTGAGCGGCGAGCGATGGTCGGCTCGCAAAGCGGGGGAACCCAGGGACGGACCGGCGGGCTATTAGGGTCGCGATGACCCTAAATGGCGACTGGCGCCTACCGGGATGGTCGAGGTTGGCGGGATAAGCGGGCCGTCGTGACCCGCTTTCGACTGGCAAGGCGTTGCCAATATCCAGCGGTCGCGACGACTGCCTTGCCTGCGGTCGCAGCGCGCCGACGCGCTTTGCGAATCGCGAAACAATAGGAATGCTTACCGTCCCGGTCATAGCGCACCGTCCGCCTGTATCGCTGCGCCTGCCAGTACGTCGAGCATCGCGCCGATGCTCAGCGAGTTGGATTGCACTGCGAGCCACGATCGCGTGCGGGCCTCGACTAGAAGCTGATCGAGTCCTACAAAGGCGAACTCGCTGTCGCGGATTGCCAGTGCTTCGCGGACCTCGGCCTGCTGTGTCTCGTCAAGTGATCGCCACAGCGGCCCGATCAACCGGGTGACGAAGCTGATCTCTGCTTGATGGATCGCGTGACAGTCGTCGGCGTCGGTAATGACGCGTTGAGCTAGAGCGACAACTGCGAGTGCGTCACCGAGCGTTGCCGATTGGCCGTTGAGGTTCACGACGGTCAGAACGGCATCAGCTCCCCGTCTTGGTTGCGTCCGGCTGCACCGACCGTGGTTTCGACGGCGGGTCCGACTTCAGCCAGCCGAGTGACCGAGTCCCGCCTTAAGGGCGGGAACTCGGGACTCGGTGCTGGCCCGGCCTCGGGACTCGGTTGGGACTCGGTTGGAACTCGGTCGATTTCGCCCGTAAACAAAGGTGTTTCGCGGGCCTCGGTTAGGGACTCGGTTAGGGGCTCGGGGTCACTACCGAGTCCCGCTGATCGGGCCTCGGTTGAAGCGTCGATTTCGCGGTAAGGCCGCAGGCTGTGATGGTGTTGCGCTTGGCCTTGCTGCGTGCGTTCGATGTAGCCGTCACGGGCGAGGTAGTCGAGCGCGTCACCCACGTAGCTGTTCTTGCCAACGACTCCGGTCTTGACCGCGTTGAGCGTTGAGCCCGGCTCGGACTCAACGAACCGCGACACCTTCTCCATTAGCGTCGTTGGGCGCCACTCGCCGGACTCGTTTCTGCTGTCGGGCGGGTCAAGCGTCACCGTGACGCGCTTGCCGCCGTCAATCGGCGTGATGTGAGCGAGCGCGATCACGTCGCCCTGAGCGTGCGCCCTGACGTGCCCGTGGCGATCCTTTGTCACGCGGACCTTGAGCAGCCCGGCACGCGTCCGGCTAGGGACGGTCAGCGCTTCGACTGTGAAAGCGACGCCAATGCCCGCGAGCTTGTGTTGGCCGCCGAGTGCGTAGCGGCCGCGAGTCTCGCGGTCCTTGGTGACGTGGTCGATCTGTACGACGGCCGCGCCACCGTTCGCTAGTGGTCGCGGTAGCCGCGACAGGAACGTGGCAACGTCACTGTTGCTGAGCGGGTCGAGCCCGAAGAGCGAGTAAGCCTCTGAGTTACCGTCGATCACCGCGACCGCAAAGCCACCTGCGGCTAGAGCCCCAATCGCCGCGTCGGCCGGTGGGTCATCCGGCCGCACGTATACAAACCGCTCGATGATCTCCGGCGGCGCAGAGCCGAGCGCGAGCAGACGCTCAACTACGCTCGGAGCGTTTGTCTCAAAGTCGAGGAACAGGACACGGTCCCCCGCAGCGATCCGAGCCGCACACTCGCTCAACATCACCCACGATTTGCCGCTCTCAGCTTCGCCAGCGAGTGAGTGAACCTCGCCGGGGTACATCAGCGGGCGGCCATCGCTGCGACGCAGCAGCGTCGGCACCGGGCCGACTATCAAGCCGCTCTCGATGCCGGCGACGATCTGCGCAAGGTCAACTGGCTGCCAGGTGTCCGTCGTCGGGACGCCGAGTAGCGTGTGCCCGTGCGCCAGCTCGCGTGGCTCCCACGGGTCGATGGTGATCGGAGCGGCGCTCATGCAGCCGCCCTCAGCCGGTTGCGTTTCCAGCAGGCGAGGCACGTCACCCAGCCGACTAGCCGTGGTTCGAGCCCGCAGTCGCGACAAAGCTCTAGTGTGGGTGCAGGATGCTTGCCTCGACGAGTGGGCTTTGGCGCCTCGATAAGCGTCAACTGGGCGGGGTTCATTGCTGCCCCTTCGGGCGCCATGAAGTACGACGCCCGAGCCAACCGGCAACGTCCGTGCGGTCGAATCGAAGGTCGCGCGGACCGAGCCTCACTACGGGGATCTCGCCACGGCGGGCAAGCGCCCAGACCCGCTGGCGCGGCACGCCTAGCATCTCCGACACCTCTAGCGCGGTGAGCAGTCCGTCGGCGGGGTTGCTCTGGCGGCGACTCAGTCGCTCGGTTACGCGATCGGCGACTTGATCCGCAAGCAGCGCGACCTGTGCGTCAGTGAGTGTGAGTTCCATTCCTACTCGCCCTTTACCCGGAGTCGGTCCACGTCACGAGTGGCTCGGCCTCTGTATAGAAACTCGCAGGAGCGATTTCACGTGCGACTGACACAAAGTCCTCGCCCGCAGCGACCCTCGACACAATTGCGCCCCAACTGCGGGCGATCTCGCGATGAGTGTCGCTTCGGCTTCCGTCATTCGCGATGCGAGTCGCAAGCGCGATCCACTCCGCCGCGCGCTCGGGGAAGCTCGCGATGCCTTCGATCAGCGGGGCGATGTCGACGTCCGTGAGCGGCATTGGCACCCCGCCCTCGGCATCGTCTAGCGCTTTGTTGATGCGCTCTGTGAGTCCGCCGTTGCGTGCCCGGTAGCCGCGCTCATATAATTTGACCGCGGCCACACTGCACGATGCGCGGAGTGCTACTTCGGCCTGGGTGATCCCGATGTGTGTGCGGCGAGCGCCGAGATCAACGCGAGGGATATCCGTGTTCATGGAATAAACTTTGGCGTGTGCGCGCACCGACTTCCCCCCCGGATAACGTCACGGTCAGCGGGTCGCGTCCACGCGTGCGGCCAGGTGAGCCAACCACGGGCAAGGACAACGCGATCGTGGGGATGGTGCTGTTCGCGCGAAACACGCTTCTAGAGCAGCCGGAGTTTCAGGAGCGCCTTGCGGACGCCACCGTGCTCGGCCGCCGTGTGACGACAGCGCGCGAGGCTGGGGACGAGTGGGGTTGGCGCTTCTGGGGCCAGATCTACTGGGAAGCGCTTGCCGAGTGGGCACGGGACCTAGACGGCCTGTACAGCGGAGCCGAACTCGACGCGCTGATCTCGCGCCAGCCGGAGCCCAAGGTAATACGGCGGGCGACCGTCGCAACCATGGCGGGACGGTCAGGGCGCGGTAAGACTCTCGACACCCAGGTGATCCGGGCCGCCGTCCGCTCGCTCGCCCTGCGTCCTGAGGCTCGCAAACAACTGAACGACGAGCGGTCACGCAGCTATCGCTACCGTCGCGGAGCATTCCGGCCGCAGGTAGGCCATGAGCACTCACCGATGGGTCACGACCGCGGTGTAACTCGCGCCGACGAGTTGGTCGCCGCCGAGATCAGTGAGCACGGCCGCACTGCGAAGTGGGTTGGGCGCTGCCGCGAGAAGTTGCGCGAGGTGGTCGCGGCGGTATGAGTACCTTCGATGAGATTCGGGCCGAACTTGGCGAGCCGGGCTCGGCATCCATGGCCGAACTACTAACTCAGGTTGAGTCGGCATGTGGTGTGCTGCGGCCGTATTACTGGATAGACCGCCGGACCCGTACACCAGAGGTCACGATCAAGCTATTCATCATCTCGCCCGGTACGCTTCACCGAGTATCCGGCACGCAAGACGCGGCGCCCGACCCCCAAAATCCCGATGAGCCCATTTTCTCAGCGTGCGAGTACCGAGCGCTACCGATCACCCATCGCGCTAGCTTCGTAGCCAAGACGACACTGAGCCAACAACCGACGAGAGAGCGAGCTAGGTGCAAGTGGACGTTCAATCTCGGAAGCGGCCACAAAGGCGACATACTCACTTTCGCATTCCCAGAAAGTAACAGCGTCCCCGCCCCTGATGAGGACGGGATGGTTGAGATCAAACTCGCCCGCGTTGACCTCGACAAGTTCAAGGGGTTCGCGGGTGCATTCGCACGCGAGATCGTCACGGCGCAGCGGCGGGCGACCTAGTCTTCGACTGACGAGCCAGACTCTTTGAGTTCGCCTGGCGAGGGAGTCCGGCGCCTCCAGGAGATCCCTGTCCTCGTGCTCGATGAAAAGCTCGGGCGGCAAGTTGTCGGCGCGTCGTGGACGCCTGCGCCAAACAAAATCCCACTCAGAACTGCTGCGTCCTGATGCTCAGGATCGCTTCACGCCGCATCTCTTCCTCTGAACGACGACGCTCCTCCAATGTGGCACGCAGTTCGTCCGGGGTGGTCGCGGAGTCAGGGCGTGCCATGTACTCGGCGGTCCACAGCGATAGCCCCCCCTTGTCAATCCAGTCCTCGTACGTGCCATCGAACACGTCGGGCCAGATCGGCTCGATTCCGGTTTCCGTCACTCGGTCGAAGACGTCGAGCGCCGCCTCGGCGTTCGAGTTGACGACAGTCATCCGGCGCACCACGCAGTCCGAATCGGAGATCAGCTTGAGGACCTCCGCGTCTAGCCCGCTGTATCCGAGCACCAGCAGGTAGATGTCTCGGTGTGGCCGGAGCACCGCGTGTAGGTGGTCCCGATGCTCCGGCGGGAGCACAAGCTCGTCCTTCGGGCCGTCCGGAAGCGCGAGCGCCGGGTACCGCTGGCAGACCCCATGCGGTTGAGCGGTGATGGTAGGTGCGCGAACCTCAGCGAGATCGAAGGCCGTCGTCGGCGCACACTTGATGGGTGCCTTCACGACAGTAAGGTCGCCGGGCGGTGTTCGTGGATCGAACGACTCTGGCTGCTCTACGTACCACGCGACAGAGCCGTGGGGTTTGATCAACGACCAGCCGAGCGGCGTTTCGATGTAGGCGCTCATCGAGTTGAGCGGCGAGAATGCGGCGAGTCGATTGTCGAGCAGCGTGTCGTAGTTGAGGCTGACGAAAACGGCGTCGGTCTGAAGCTTGAGCAACTCATCGACGAGGGTCCCATAGCGATCGCAGCGGGCATCCAGGTTCGAGCTGTACTGGAGCAGCAGCGCCTGTAGAAACGGTGGGACGGCCAGCGCCATCTGCTCGTGGTGACGGTGCCCGTCGGTTTCGAGCTTGCGTAGCGCCTCCTCGAACGCGATCGTCGTATCCGACGCTGCCATCTCGCGCTTGATCACGCCGCGCGCCTCGCGGGCAAGCGTGTAGATCGCCAGCAACTTCTGTGCCTGAAAGCAGTCGAACAGGTCCCGCGTGAGAGGGGTCCGCTCCTGGCTCCCAACGTCAGCCGACGCGTAAGACGCTCCGGCCCCCACGAGGACGACGATGGGGGATTTCATCATGTATCCGAGGATACAAGCGAGTCAGCGCGGCACATCGCGAACTTTTGTCTTGCGAACAAGTGTTCGTCTCGCTACGCTCGCGCCATGCCGCGTTGGTTGCTGACCGAGGACACGATCGAGGACTCTCAGACCGCGACCCTGCATCGCCCGACTGCGCCGACCTTGACCGAACGCATCGCAACGAACTCCACCGAGCCGGGGCGATGCTCAGCCGGGACTCGGCGCCGGGAACGTGCTGGACCTGCAACCCCGAGGTCGAGATGAGGCTCGCGGTCTAGTGGGGCGACTTTTCGCCTCTAAACCCCCTGGGCGGCACCAGCCTCAAGCACTGCCGTGCCGAATGCGGCCTCGACCCACTCCGCCTCATGCGCTCCTGGCGCGTAGTCCGCGTAGATCAAGGTAGTCCCGAAGTCGGCGTGGCCAAGCATCTCCTGCAAGGTCCGCATCGGCACTCCGCTCGCGGCCATCCGTGTCCCGAACGTGTGGCGGAGGTCATGGAAGCGAGTGAGCGGCTTCCGCACGACCTTCCCGTTGACCTTGATCTCAGCGAACTGCCCAACAGCCGCACGGAGTAGCGCGGCCTTGAAGCGCTTGAGCAGTTTGGAGCGGTCGATCGGCTTCCCGGTCGCGGGATGGGCGAAGACGAGCGCATCGTCCTTCGGCTCGCCGGAGTCTTTGTAGAGCCGTTCAAGCTCGGTCGCGACGCGAGTGGCGAGCGGCACGGACCGGGAAGAACGCTTCGATTTTGGTGCCGTGATTTCGTTGCGCACCCACGCGCGCCTCACGCGGATGCGTGACGCGGTCCAGTCGATGTCCGACCATTGCAGCGCCAGTAACTCCCCTTGGCGCATCCCGGTCATCGCGGCGGTCAGGTACATCACAGACTCGACGCGCCCGAGCGCGTCATCTGGGACCGCGCGGATCAGCGCCTCGACTTCCTCGGGCTCTAGGAAGCGGATCGTTGCGTCGCTGGCGGCCTCCTGCGGCGCGCTAACGCGCTTGACGATGTTCTCGCCCGTCAGCCATTCCTCATCGAGCGCGTACTCGAAGATGCTGTGTAGGACGCCGAGGACGTTGCCGACGGTCTTCGGGGACAGTTTCTTCGCCGAAAGCTCAGACACGAACGATCGCAACTGCTCGCGGTTGACCTTCGCGATGAGCGCGGTGCCGAAGTACGGCTTGATGTGGATGCGGAGAATGGAGTCGATGCTCTCGACGGTTGACGTCTTACGGCCGGCTAGGCGCTTGGCCTGGATCATCGCCTCGCCGACCTCGACGACTGTGCGCCGCTCGGAGCGGGGGACCGTGGCGTGTTTAACCTCGTCGCGCATCCTGCGGAACGCGGCCTCCGCTTGGGGCTGGGTCAGGCCACCTGGTTGCGCCTTGGAGCGCTTCGGGCCGACGCTTCGCATCAGGCCCCGGCCATCCACACGCCAGAAACCGATCCACGTCTCGCCGCCCTTTGCGTTAGCCCTCAGGAACAGGCTTCCATCCCCGCGTTCACGTCTTGACCCAGCCATCGTTTCCCTCGCTTTGGAGCCGCCGTATAGCGTTTAGTATATCTAACTCGGCGAAACCTACGGCAACTAGACGAAACACCATTGGGCAAAAACTGGCGCGTTTGCTGGAGAAACCGAGCAAATACAGGGCGCTGCCGCTAGGCTTGTCGCGGGAAATCCGGGTTGTGGTCCCGGCGGTCGCGGGTTCGAATCCCGTCGCTCACCCTTCGAGAAGAAAACAGTACGAAACACGGACGATTCGCCTGGCGTGAAGGCGATCGCGAAACCGTGGTTCTGGGCGATAGCGAGAGCGGGCGGCCGGTTCGGCGCGCTCCTGCCTTTGTCGAGGAGCGGTACCAGTCAGCGCTTGGATTCTGCGCCCTGGTTTGACCTACTTAGGTAGGAGGCGGGAACCGAGGGGGTGGAGTACGTTCAGCGCGTGAGCCGAATCGAACGTCTCGCCCGCACGTACTGGTTTGACCTGCTGATCGCGCTGCTGGCGATCGTGGCGATGCTCGACGTGGTGCTCGGACGCGGCTCGTCTGGAGCTCCGACAACGACGCTGTGGTTCTGCCTTCCTGCGCTCGCGATCCTGGTGCTACCCGTGTTCGCGCGGCGATGGTTTCCGTTCGTCGGACCGGCGACGTACTGGCTTTTGGCCGCGGGAATCTCGTTTCTCGACCCGCTGCTGATCCCGTACCCCGAGTCCCTCTTCCTGATCGGGCTGGCGGTCGCATTCCTGCTCGGGAACCTTCGGGACGTCCGGCGGGCTGGCCTCGGACTGGCGATCGTGGTCGGCGCTGCGGCGACCCTCGTCTACAACATCCCCGGGCACTCGGTCGACGATCTCGTCTTCATTCCCGTCGACTTCGTCGTCGCCTGGGTTGCAGGCCTTGCCGTCCGCGCACGGGCCGAGCGGGCCGAGGTGGCGGAGTCACGTGCGACACAGGCCGAGCACGCCGTGTTCGAGGAGCGCGTGCGGATCGCGCGGGAGCTGCATGACGTCGTCGCCCACCACGTGAGCATGATGGGCGTGCAGGCCGGCGCTGCCCGCGTCGTGATCGACAGTGACCGTGTCAAGGCGAAGGAGTCGTTGACCGCGATCGAGGTCTCGAGCCGACAGGCGGTGGCGGAGTTGCATGGCCTGCTCGGATTCCTGCGGCAGGCCGGCGAGCGGGACGATCTGGCTCCGCGACCCGGCCTGACCCAGCTTCCGCGGCTCGCGGCGAGCATGAGCGACTCCAACCTGGCCGTCGCGGTCAGCATCGAAGGGGAGGAACGGTCGCTGCCGCCGATGATCGACGTCTCGGCGTACCGCATCGTGCAGGAAGCGCTGACTAACACTCTCAAGCACGCGGCGGCGTCGCGCGCCGACGTGCGCGTGCGGTACTGGCCTGACGAGCTTGAGGTTGAGATCATCGACGATGGCCGCGGCGCGAAGGCGCTGTCAGGGACGAGCCCGGGCGGCCTGGGGTTGATCGGCATGCGTGAGCGTGCCGTCCTGCACGGCGGCCAACTGACGGCGGGGCCGGTTTCCGGCGGCGGGTTCGCCGTGCGCGTCAAGCTACCGACCTCGGACGGCGCGCTGTGAGTATTCGTGTGCTGCTGGCCGATGACCAGGCGATGGTTCGCGCCGGCTTCCGGATGATCCTGGAGTCCGATCCCGAGATCGAGGTTGTCGGCGAGGCGGCGAACGGCGAGCAGGCCACGGCCAGCACCCGGCGTCTGCGGCCTGACGTCGTGTTGATGGACATCCAGATGCCCGACGGTGACGGACTCGAGGCCACGCGGCGGATTACCGAAGATGGCGAGCTGCACAGTCGTGTGGTGATCCTC